CCCGCCAATGCTGCCTATTTGCAACGCATTTCCGACGATATCGCCGATTGCCTGGATGCCCGCGCTCATACTCTCGTTCACACCTGGGAACGAGTGACCGCCGGTGTTGATGATGACGCCCTTGGATGGGCCCTGCGTGAACTTCTTCGACACCGCCGCCGGAGAGTCGTTGGGGAAGTAGACGTGTGGCCACGCCTTCTTCGTCCCGCGTCCCGGCACGTACAGGTCCGAGGTCGGCGAATCGGTGAGCAGTGACTCGGTCGTGTCGAGGAAGTCGGCGGTGAACTCGCGGATCGTGCGGAACAACCCGTCGAACATCGTGCCGCCGTGCGCCGTGCCGGTCAGCGACCCCGACTTGTCGACGATGTCGACGACCAGTGCGCCGTCCTTGATGTCCGCGCCGAGCCACGGATCCGGATCGCCGGTGCGCCAGCGCCTCGTGACGACCGTGAGTTCGGCGTCGGCGAGGATCGGGGCCGCGATGTCGTGCCACGTTCCCCACCGCGAGGCGAACACAGCCCACTGAGTGCCGGCCGCCATGTCCTCGAAGAACGTTGTCGGATTCACGACGATGTCCCACGTCGACATGTCGAGCCCGTCGAGCCACGTCGACGGATCCATCGGATCGTCCGGGATCTGCCAGATGCCCGAGAACAGCCGCCACAGGTTCAGGAACAGTGCGGTCTTGAGCGTCCAGATCGCCGGGCCCGCGAGGATGAAGATTCGCGGGAACTGGAAGATCGCGGGCAGGAACGGATTCGACCAGCAGTCGATCCACTTGAGGTTCTCGTAATCGTGCAGGAACGTCAGCCGCAGATAGCGGCGCCCGTCCTCACCGTCCTCGACGTCATGCGGTTCAGCTCGGCCGGACCAGCGGACGCCCGCGACCTCCACCTCGATATGGAGATTGGTTCCCTCACCGCGCTTGCGCCGGCCTTCCTGGTCGACGATCCACTCGACGACGTAGTGGTCGGCATCGATCAGGATCGTGCACGAGCCGGTGTCGTTCTCGATGTCCTTGAACGACAGCTCGTGATAGTCGAGCAGCAGGTGCCGGATGACCTGATTGCCGTCGGCGAGCTTGACCAGCGGATCGGAGTTGCGGATCTCCCAGTCGCGACGCTCCGCTTCGAGCGTGGCCTGCCAGATCGCCTCACACTGCTCTTCGAGTGAGGCCTCGAGATCTACCGCCATTCCAACCCCCATGCTCTCGACCACAGGCGTTCCATGTGGAGCTCAGCGCGCGCACCCCCCGCCGGCGCTCCGGTCACGGAGATCGGCAGCATCGTCTTCGGGGTGTACGGCGGGATGACATGCCGCAGCCACTTGCCCTCCATGCGGGCCTCGTACGGGGTACCGGTCGCCGCGGTGGCGTGCCGCTTAGACCGGTCCATCTGGATCGTCACGCCACCGTCGGCAGCCGTGATCTCCGGCAGCGGTTGCACCCGGTTCGGGAACGCACCGCCCGGCTTGCGCTTACCCTTCGGCCCGGTCCACGTGGGATCGGGCAGGGTCCAGATTCCGCGGGTGAGTTCCCAGCGTTGTTCGAGCGGCCGGTCCGTCGGGTTCCACACCTCGATGAAGCCGGAGCCCGACGAGCTGGACGTCTCGAAGAACCGCATGTCCGGCTTCGACCGCCACATCGGCTGATACGCGCGCAGCTGATAGGTGACATCGAACATCTCGTCTTCGATCGGATCGTCGTCGAGAACGACGTCCGGCGCCTCCGACATCCACACCTCGAGCGTGCGCGGACCCGACAGCGACGTGACGACCTTGACTCGCGGCGGCCGGAAGTCCGGATCCCACCGGTCAGCCTCGGCGACGAACGCCTGCCGCAGCCGCGACTCCAGCTCACCGGTGCGCCCGAGGTACTCGTCCTCGAACGCGTAGAAACGCAGGATCATGTCGCGCACCGGATAGTCGACGCCACGTAGCGTGCCGCCGACCTGCTTCACGGTCGAGTCATGAATGACCGTGATCGGTGCGTCGAGGACCCCGTCGACACCCTTGTCGGAGATGACGACGCCCGTGCGGCCGGCGTACTTTCCAGCCACCGGCCACACGGATCCGTCAGCGCCGAGGATCGTGATATCGACGCGATCTCTCACCTACCCCACCTCCCGAGATGCCGCTTCATATCGAGCCGCTGCTCCTGGGCCCGGCGGCGGTAGTACTCGTCCTCGTCGCGGAAGGTGGCGTAGGTGTTGTAGACATTCCCGCCACCGCCCACCGCGGCGCCCGCGCCGACGAGCTGATCGACCTTGTCGACGTTCGCCTTCGCGGTCTTCCAGTGCGCGTCCTTCAGGACGTACTCCGGCTCGGACAATCCGTTGAACCCGAACGTGTTCGGCTCCCACACGCCACCGGTGTCGAACAACCCGACGCTCTTGAGGAAGCCCCGAGCCTGCTCGAGCAGCGGCGCCACATTCAGATCACCCTTGATGCCGTTCGCCGGATCGAGCGGCGACAGCGGAGGTGGCGGCGGCGCCGGTGTTGCACCCGTCTCCGGCGTCGGTGTCGCGGCCGCGGTAGCGGTGCCGCCCTCCGCCTTGATCGTGTAGCGGTCCGCGAGGTCCAGCCACTCGCCGAGACCGAGAGCCTCGACCGCGGCGTCGGCCCAGATCCCGCCGAGTTCCTCGCCGAACTGCTTGAACCGCTCACGGCCGGAGAAGGTCTGCGTCACCTCGGTGCCCGACGTGCCCGACGTGCCCGCCGTCGACGCCCCCGACGACGTCGACGGTGAGCTTCCCGCAGTCCCCGGCGACGTGGCGCCGCCGGTCGACGGCATCGTCACGGTGCCGTTGTCGCTCGGGAAGGTGATCGGCGAGACCTGCTCGACCGACGGCTGCACGAGCTGCGCGATGATCATCGGCAGGTGTGCGTGGTCGGTGAACATCGAGTCGCGGGCACCTGCCGCGCCGCCGCCGTACTGGCCGTTGCCGCGGTTGCCGCCCATCTCGAAGTTCACGCCGTTCGGCAGCGTCGCCGCCGTGTGACCGCCGTACGGTCCGCCGTTGTACCACCCGACCTGCAGGGAGCCCGCAGGGCCGAGGCCCGGCTTGAACCCGCGTGCTGCGAGCTCGGCACCCTCGGTCATCGTGGCGAACCGCGAAGCGAACGGAGCGAGGCCGGTCGCGAAGTTCGCCAGCGCGGAGACGGCACCGGAGCAGTCGCCCCAGTTCACGCCGCCCCACACGTACGGCTTCCCTTCGACGCCCTTGGCGAAGTTCACCAGCTGATCGGGTGAGACCACCGCGCCGCCCTCGGCGTAGCCGGGGAGCCAACCGGCATTGAGCGCAGCGACGACCTGGTCGCCACCTGCGTCCATCGCCGACTTCTTGACGACTCCCTCGCCCGCCGACACTCGCGCCGTCGGAACGCCGCGAGTGTCGATGCCGAGGATCGAATCGGAAGTGCCGGTGCCCGGACCCCACAGCGTGCCGTCAGGACGACGTCCAGCGACACCACCGGTGGCGAGCGTGGGAATGTCGGGCAGGCCGAGAACGAACCCATCCCACTTGACCGGACCGACCTCGAAGCCGGGGATCCGGAACTCGAGGGCATTCCACACCTGGATGATGTAGTTGATCGCCGCCTTGAAGGCGCTTTTGATGCCGTCCCACATGCCCGACGCCGCCGACGCGATCCGCCCCGGCAGGCCGGTGACGAATCCGACGAGCTCGTTGAACTTGCCGACGACCCAGTCCTTTGCCTCGGTCGCCTTGGTTCCGATCCACGACAGCGCATTTCCGAAGGCATCGATACCGGTGGAGACGGCGCCCCACATCCAATCCCAGCCAGCCCGGATCGCATCCCATGCCGCAGTGACGATTCGCTGCCCGACTTCCGTCTGGGTAAAGAACCACACGAGGCCGGCCACAAGCGCCGCCACCGCTGCGATGATCAGGCCGATGGGGTTGGCCGACAGTGCCGCATTGAACGCCCACTGCGCTGCCGTTGCCGTTGCTGTCGCGACGGCGCCTGCAACCATCACCGCGCGCTGTGCAATGAACGCCGCGCCCTGCAGCGCGAGCGCACCGACAGTCCTCGCCGACGAGGCAACCCATGCGCCCGCAGCGATCGCCGCCTGCGCCGTAGCAGTAGCACCGGCCGCGATCCACTGGCCGACCATGATCGCCCCGTTGGCGACCGCAGCCGCACCAGCAGCGACCCAGCCCGCAACCGTCTTGTACTGGGCCACGACCTGAGCCGCCGACGACGCCACAGCCGAGGCCTGCGTCGAGATCCACACCGCGGTGAGCGTCGCGCCGCTGGCAACCGCACTCGCCGCCGAGGTGACGAACCCGACCGTCATCGACGTCAGCGCCGGAAGCAGCCCGACCGTGATGACACCAGCGACGATGCCGGCCACGACCTCGTGCTCACGGAACCAGTTCACGACACCGGCGACAGCGTCGGCGACCTCACCGAGGATGCCGACACCGGTCTGCAGCGCGGACCAGATCGCAGGCAGGGTCGCCGAAGCGATGCCGCCGACGACCGCGCCGATCTGCTTCCACAGGTCGGCGTGCTCGACGAGGAACTGCGCCGCGGCGCCGATGCCGTCCGTGATCGTGGCCTGGATGGTGTTCTTCAGGACCGACATCGCGTGGTTCGGTCCGGAGTTGACGGTGTCCGACATCTGCTGCGTCGAGCCCGCGAATCCGGCCATCGCGTTCTCGGCGCCCGTCAGGCCCTGCAGGAACGCAGGGATCTGATCGATCGACAGATCCTCGAGCGGAGTTCCGAACAATGCGATCGCGGTGTTCGCCCGAGTGGCCGGGTCCTCCATCTCGAGCAGCGACTGCGCCGTCTTCTGCAGCGCCTCCTGCGCCCCCTCGCCACCTTCGGCGACCCGCTTGGACATCTCCTCCGCGTTGAGCCCGAGCGCGGTGTACGCGTCCGTCGAGGCGGTCGACATGTCCGAGCCGCGGATGGTGAACTCCTTGAGAGCGTCACCGGTCTTGTCGAGCGCGAACTTTCCCTGCTCAGCGGCAGCGACGAGGAGGTTGAAGGACTCCTCGCCCGAGAACCCGAGAGCGCGGAAGTTGGTGCCGTACTCCTGCAGGATCTCCGGCAGCTCCTCGCGCATTGCCGCGGGCACGGTCTGGAAGGCCCGCGTCATGAGATCGAAGGCCTCGGTGCTGTCCTTGGCGAGTCCGTTCTGGATCAGCTGCGAGGCGGTCTGCACCGAGGACGAGACGTCCTGCTCGAAGACGTTCGAGAAGGTCGTGGCGTTAGCCGCGATCTGCTCCATCGAGGCTTCGCCCTCGAACCCCGCGTTGCGGAAACTGTTGGCGACCATGCCGATCGCCGACGCCGCTTCCTCCATCGAGCCTGCGATGCCGGACTTGTAGAGCTCACCCGCGTGCGCTCCGTACTCAGCGGCGAGATCACCCGTGGCACCGAGCTGCGCTGCGAGATTGGACTCGATGTCCATGTTCTCGAAGGCCTGCCCGACGAGCTCCATCGCACCACCGATGCCGGCAGCTGCGACGGCCATTCCGGCCACGGACTTCGCGGCGTTCGATGCCGAGCTGCCGATGCCGTCGAGCGAGTCACGCCACCGGCGGGTGGCCTGCTCGTCCTCGTTGGCTGCGCTGGCTGCCCGGGCGCGCGCAGCGGTCAGATCGTTGACCGCCGTGATGCGTGCCTGCTGCGCACGATCCGCGCCACGCTGCGCCGTCGCGAGACGCTCCTCCGCCGCGGCGAGCTGCGAGGCCGAGGCGTTGCCCTTGTCTCGCAGCTCCTGCAGCTTCGCCTCGGCGACGCGGACCTTGCCCGCCGCGTCGGCTTCCTTATCCCGAGCCGCGGCGAGTTTCGCCGACGCCTTCGACACCGCCGCCCGCGCGGACTCGATGCCGGACGCCATGCCTTCCCCGGCGGCACGGCCTGCCTGCTCGCCTGCCTGCTGCCCGGCCTGGCGCATCGGTCCGGCGAGCTGCCCCGTGAGTTGCCCCGAGACTCCGCGCATCGTCGGGATGATCTGCAGCGAAGCCCAACCGATAGATGCCACTCAGGGGCCTCCTAACTTCTTGCGCGCAAAGCTTTTTCGCGGCGCGCTTTCGCACGCTCGAAGGCGCCTCGTTTTCGGCTGCCGCGTTGCGCCATCTGTTTCGACTGCAGCTCGAGACGCCGCGGGTTACGGACGGGCGGTGCGCCCCTCTTCTTGCCGCGGTTCGCTTCCTGCTCCCACCGGTCGGCGAGCAGGTGCTCGACCATCGACCAGGGCATGAGTCCGCCGTTGTCGTCGATCGCCAGCGCGGAGTCGCGGGGCAGGTGACGCACGTACACCCACACCTGCCGGTGGGTTAGCAGGGGAAAACCCTCCTCGTCGCGCCGCCACAGGTCCCGGAGATCGACGTCGTAGAAGCGGCGCAGGTCCGCCTCTACGACGTCGGCCTTGCGGAGTAGCAGCGCGAGGAGGCCTAGGAGTTTCCCACCGTCTCGAATCCGCCTTCCGCGGCGAAGAGTTCCATCACCTTGTTCGCGGCTTCGAACGGAGAGAGCCCCTCGGTGCGAGCCTTGATGCAGAACCACCCGAACTGCTTCTGTCCGAGCAGTCCCTTCACCATCTGCAGGGGGTTCTTGTTGACGGCACCCTCCTGGAAATCCCACGAGTTCGCCATCTCGGCGCGGTCGATGCGCAGCTCCTCACCCCACAGGGTCAGGACGATCTCGAAGTCCTCGGCTTCGGACTGCTGGGCGGACTTCTTCGCGAGTCGATCCTGGGGGCGGGGCGCGTCGTCCGGAATGGTGGCGCTACTGCGCTTCTTCTTCCCGCGTCGCTCACCTCGGTTCGGGTGCCGGCGGACGACCTGCGGTTCGGCGATCTCGGTGTCGAGGGGTTCGTTCTCGAACTCGTCCTCGTCGATCACCTCGGCATCGTCGTAGACCTCGTCGTCGAAATCGTCATCGTGGACCTTCGGCATGTGCAGCTCCTTGGTTCGCGCGCCAGACGTCGGGCGCAATTGCCGCGACCACTCGGGCCGCGGCGTCGTCGGAAAGTCCGGCCCCGATGAGGCCGGCGAATGTGTCGGTGATGGTGGAGACGAATCCGGCCGACGAGGCATCACGTGCTTCGTCGGCCGAATCCATCTGCACCGCGAGTTGGAGCGCCTTCGCGACCTTCGCTCGAATCCGTGGTGGGACCGGTTCACCCGGCCTCGTGTGGCCGAGCTGGACTGCGGCCTGCCGGATCTCGGAATCAGTCGGGGTTCTCACCACGACCAGCCTTCTCGCGAGCGTGCTGCAGGACTAACTCCGCAGCTCGCACCACGCGCGCCGCCTGTTCGCGGCCTTGCTCCGCTCGTGCCAATTTTCGTTGCGCCGCAGCGAGGCGCTCCTCGGCGACCAGGATCGAGATGTCGGGATTCATGCAGCGCTCCTTGTGCAGCAGAGAGGGCCAGCCGCCCGGCGGGCTGCACTCCGCCGGGCGGCTGGTGTTCATTCACTCGAGTTCGTCGACGGCCGGATCCTCATCCGGCTCCCCTGATACGACAGCCGGATCGGGGTCGGGAACACCCAACCCGGCCATCAAGGGCCCGCAGGTGCCGCCGTCTCGACGCGCTCGAACACGTCACGGTTCGGATCGTTGGCGTGATGCACGGTGATCGCGTACATCTCCTGCTCACCCTCGGCCTTGGTGAACGAGCCGAGCTCGAACAGGGCCGGGCGCAGCGACACCCAGATGTCGGTGATGATGTCCTCGTCGCGCAGGACGTACATCGTGTAGAAGTACACGCCCCGCGGGGCGCCGATCTTCTTCGACGTCGAGCCGGGAAGGACGAACTTCCGGGTCACCGAGTTGTCCTCGAGCGCGGTGAAGCCCGTCGAGACCGTGCCCTTGCGCGCCTTGCTGCGGTACCGGGAATGGCCGAAGGCGTCGTAGTGGACGATCTCCATCTCGGGATTGACGGGGATGCCGGCGGCCGCGTCGAGCAAGCCGACGAACTCCCACGCATCCGCGGGCTCGGTGTCGACGGTCGCGGGGATGAGCGTGGCGATGTCGGTGACGGCCGAGCGCTCCACCACGTAGACCTCGGCCTCATCCCAGATCCTCGAGGCATCGGGATTGACGACTGGTGCGGTCATGCGAAATACACCCCTTTCAAGGGTGGTCGGTCACCTCGCGGTGACTCAGAGAGATTTGGTGCGAATCTTGGCTATGACGGTGGCGCTTGCCATGAACCCGTCGTTGTCGGGATCGCGGTCGTCGATCAGTCCGGTGCCCGGGCCGACGTGAGCCAACCCGGGAACGCGGTGCGACAGGAGCAGGCCGATGCAGCGGCCCGCCAGATCACGGGCGCGAGTGCGGCCGTCGGCCCAGACGGTGACGCGGATCGTCGACGACGTCGACACCGGCCACTGCTGCGGGCCACTGTCGTCGAACACCACCACGGCCGGCGTATCGGTAGGCGTCCACTTCTTCGGCAGGGACATGCCGACGGTCAGCACGGACGGGTCGAACTGTCCGTACAGGAACTCTTCGACACGATCGGCCGCGTCGGCCGGTGCGCGTGCCGCCTTCACCGCGACCTCACCTCGAGACCGACCGCCGCGGCGGCCCGGGTGAGCGAGCCGTGCTTGGCCTGCATCCCCTTCCCCGCCGGATGGCAGATCGCCACCGACGCGGCAGCACGGTCCGAGGTGTACGAGGACACCTGCACCGTCTCGGCGATATCCGGTCGCAGTGACGATCGGAGGTTCGCCGCCACCTGCGCGGCAACACTGTCGACCATCGCGCGCACCGGCTGAGAGATGAGGAGTTCACGGACACCGGCCCGGTCGAGCCGGAGCTTCATCCCACTGCGAGATGCCATGATTCACCCCCTTCCGATCACGGCGAGGACTTCCTGCCCCCGGCGCCCGGTGCCGAACGCCGACTGCCAATCCATGATTCGGACGTTGCACGGCAGCCCGCGAATCTCGAGTTGGTCGTCGTTCGTCAGGTCGACGGCGGGCAGGAAGTAGACGGTGTACTCGATGGTCTCGCCGTTACGCGCGAGGCGCGCATTGCGACGGGACGCACCGGGCGCCACCGCCTTCGCCTTCAATGGCTCCCGGGTGGTCGTCGACGGGATCGGGTTGTTCTTCCGATCCAGACCGCCGGGGGTCTTCCGGATCCGGTACACCACTTCGCTCATGGCAACCTCGGCAGCCGATACCGGTCGAGGATCTGCAGCTCGTGCGCGTACATCACCGTCGACCCCTCCGATGCTGTGAAGCTGAACGGGCCGATGGTTTCGGCGGCACCCCCGAGTTCGGAGTTCACCGCCCGCGCCGCGGCGTCGACCAGGACGCCGAGCAGATCCGCCGGCTGGTCGTAGCCGTGCTCCATCGTCACCTCGATCGACCGCCACCGGTCCGGCCACTTGCCGCGCAGGCTGCCGTCCGATGACCACTCGACGTCCTCGACCACCTCACCCTGCACCTTGACCTCCACGAGGGAGATCAGGCGCAGGGTGGGCAGGTTCAGGATCGTGCCGCCGTCGCCGTCGAGCGTGACGGTTTCGATCACGACCGGCGTGACATGCCATCCGCAGTAGGAGCGGATGGCCGCGGAGGCGACGCCGAGCTGCCACTCTTCGAGCTGCGATCCCGCGAGGAGCTCACGGAACTGTGCGATCCCGACGAGTGGCTGCATGGTCACGCCTCCTTGTTGCGCGTGCGGGAACGTGCCTTGTTCGCCGGAGGCTTCGCGGCCCGGGTCGCGACCTTGTCGGTCACCCCGAGCTTCTTTGCCTCATCGTCGGACAACTGCACCGTGTGGGTGATCCCGCCGATCACCATCCGGTACTCACGCATCACGGAGCCGTGGTGCCGAGGGTCAGCTTCACGAAGCCGAGGGGCTGACGGACCGCAAGGGCGACTCGCTCCTCGGCGCGGATCGTCACCAGGTTGTTCGTGAAGTCGTCGTCGTGCGAGTTCGTCGACTCGACCCGGACGCCGCCCTTGCGGTACAGCGTCGCCGCCTGAGTGAACGCGCCGACGAGCACGGTGCCGGCCGCGATGGCCGGGGTGACGACGGTGCGCTGACCCCACAACGGCGGATCCATCGGGACGCCACCGTTGCCGTACTGGCCAGAGAAGAACCCGCCGCCGAAGTACTGGCCGTTCGCATCCTTGGACAGCCGGAACTTCTGGTAGTCGAGCGGGTTGATGACGATGCCGTCGGCATTCAGGCCCGAGGCGGTGGCGATCTTCGTGATCGCGCGGAACACTGCATCGGCGTCGTCGTCGGGATCTGCCGATGCCTCGGTCTGGATGCCGGACCGATTGAGGATGCCGAGCTGGTTCTGACCGGTGCCGCTGCCGTTGAGCAGCTGCTGTTCCTCGAAGACGCCGAGCTTGTAGAGCAGGCGGTTGTCGATCTCGGTCTTGAGGAACGGCGCGTCCTCGACGAGCTCGTCCGAGACCTTGATCCAACCGGCGATCTTCTTCAGAGCGTCGGTCTTCGGCTCGGGCTCGAGGAAGTGGAGCTGCGGCTTCGCTGCACCTTCGGCGACGCCGGCGAAGTCACCCTCGGCAGCCTGCTCGACGAGGTAGGTGATCGCATTCCCGGAGATCTGTCCCTTGCCGAGCAGGTCGGCGATGACCAGTTTCGGGCGGTAACCCTGGACGATGGTGCGATCGAAGTCCGTCAGGTACGGGGCACCCGCGGTCCAGTCGCTGATCGTGTGGGTATCGGTGGCCGCCTTGAAGTCGGGCGCCGACAGCGAGAAGCGGCGACCCTTCACCTGAGTGAGCGCCTCGCCGGCTTCCTTGATGAAGTGCTCGCCGAGGGTCATCGCCTTGCGACCTGAGGAGGTGAAGCCCTTCGGGGCGCCGGGCTCACCTTCGCCGCCGTCGTCACCACCGGCTGCGGCCGACGCCTCGCCAAGGGCGTCGAGAGCCGAGAGCAGCTGGTCACCCTTGAGGGCTGCTGCGATCTGCTCGTCGAATCCCTTCACCTGCTCGATCAGCGCCTGCACCTCGGCGGCCTGCTCGGGGGTGAGCTCGACACCTCCGGCCTTCGCGCCGTCGATGATGCCCTGCGCCTTGGCGTACGCCTCCGCGCGCTTTTCCTTGAGGTTCACAGCGAACCCCCTTCTGCCGCCCACATCGGGGTGGCGAGTAGTTGCATGGATAGCGCCAGGGAGACGGACGGACTCGGCGTGGTCTGGTCCGATGGCGCCTTGCTCGACACCTCGGTAGACGGTTCCTTACCGCTGGTCTTGTCCTGGTCTTTCGACTCCTCGCTGAGTACAGCGAGGACTTCCTCGATCGAGGCCGAGGCCTCGTCGAGTTGCTTCTTGGCGTCCCGCAAGGTCGCCTCGTTCTTCGCGGAGAGAGCGCGGCCGGCCTTCGCTGCCATCGCTCCGGCCGCCGACTTCACGGCCAGGATCTCCGTTTCCTGGTTCGCGCCGATCGGGACGATCGACACCTCGTAGAGCTTGAGCTCATCGAGGGAGATGTGCGCCTCTACGTCGTCGGACTTCGGCACCTCGTGGCTCGCGAGCACGTCGAAGGCGAAGCTCATCTGCCCGACGCGGCCGCCCTTCAGGAGCCGGTAGACCTGCGCCCCCTTCGGGGAATCCATGTCGAGGCGGGCACGGACCTTCAGGCCGCGGTCCGTCTCCTCGGCCGAGATCACCGCGCCGACGTTGTAGTCCGGATCCATCATGTTGTGGCCCCACAGGACGGGGATCACCTGACCGGATGCGGCCCACTCCTCGAGCGTCTTGGTGAACGCGCCGGGCGCGACCGCCTCGCCGTACGAATCGACGTTGCCGAATACCGAGGCATAGCCGACGAACTCGCCTTCCGCGAGTCCGTCCCGCTCATCCTCCTTGACGCGAATCGCGAAGTCTTTGAGCTTCACGGCTGTACCTCCTCAGCCGGGTCCGTCCCCGGTGGTTGTTCGTCCGTCGGTTCAGGTGGCGGTGATGATGCGGGCGGATCCGATGCAGCCGGAGCCTGGTTCAGGTTCGATACGAGCAGCGCAGCGTCGCCACCAAGCGCCGGCATGTTCTGCGTCGCACGCGCCTCATCTGCAGTCATCCACGGGCGACCGACTGCGGTCTGCAGGGACTGCGCTTCCTCCTCGAAGGAGCCGCGCATTTTCTCCTTGACGTTGAACTCGACGAACAGGCCCGGCTGGATCCGCGGTACGAGGAACGTATTGATGCGGTCCTGGATCATCCGCAGCGTCGGACCGAGCGTGTCGGAGTACAGCATCCGCGAGAACTCTTTGACGTTCGAGTAGTTCGCGTTGTCGAGGATGCCGACCATCACCGGGTTCACGTGGTAGACCGACGCGACCGTCGTCAGCGACAACTTCGCCGCGTCGATGTACTCGTCTTCCTTCGAGGAGAACCCGAGCCGCTTGAGCTCCATGCCATCCTCGAGCAACGGTGTGCCACCGGCGTTCGTGCCATTGCCCGAGTAGGACTCGCGATACTGCTTCGCCCACTTCGACTTCGCCTCGTTCGACCACGGCGGCGCCGAGGCAGGGCGCGTGATGAACGCGTCGACGCGGCCGCCGCGCTCCCACCGTTGCCGCCGATACTCGGTCGCGGCGATCTGCTCGCGCAGCGTCGCCTTCAATGCCGACACCGGCGACGACCCGATTCGGGCGTCCTCCGGATTCCAGCCATGGAAGACGAGCATGTCCTCGGCCGGGATGATCACCGACTCGGTGATCTCCGGTAGCGAGACCTCATACTCCTTGATGCCGAACGCGCCATCGGCTTTCGCGTCGGTCACCCACGTCGGGCGGATCGGCCGGATCGTCCAGCCTGCATCCGACTTCGTGTCGGGCACCACCGCCCAGTACGCGATGTCGTACAGCGCCAGCGTCGCGACCAGGTCGTAGATCAGCTCGTACGTCGTCTGCTGCGGATTTGGCAGCTTGATGAGATCCGACAACGCACCCTCGCGCACCCGTACGTGGTTGCCGTCATCCGACCGCTCGAACACGTGGAGTCCGAGCTGTGCGACGTTGCGAGCGAGGAAGTTCACCACCGTCCGAAGGTTCGGCTGGTCGCGCCACAGCTTCTCGACGGACTGTCCTCGCAGGCCGTCGAGGTTGACCTCTACGGCCGGCGCCGAACCTGCGGTCGCGCCAGCGGGAGCCTTCGCTCCGAAACCCAGCCAGGAGGCAAGGCCCATCACTACCTCCTAGAGCATGATGAAATCTGATTCCTCATAAGCGGATTGCTGCGGTTCCTCGTCGACGTCGGCCCACATACCGAAGCGGGCCAGCGAGACGCAGACCATCGGCGAGATCACCGAGCCCGTCTTGCGGTCCCAGGTCCACGCGCCACCCGCGCCGGCCGATCGCTTCTCGGCCACCTGCAGCGCACTCTCGAACAGCTCGTCCCCGGTGTGGGAGGTGAGATCCGCTGCGAGCTCGTCGACGAGCGCGCCGTTCGCCTGCGCCTGCTGCTGCTCGTTCACCAGCACGACCTCGACCCCGGCATCCTCGAGGTCGGGGACGATCGACATCGCAGGCGACGAACGTGAGACGCACACCGCGCGCGGGTTCTTCTCGTTGACCTTCGTGAGCGTCTCGACCGCGTCGCGGGCCTTGCCGTGGAAGACCACCTCGTAGTGGATGCCGCCGTCGACACGCCGCGTCGCCGCGCCGATCGTCAGCACCGAGCGATCCTCGGGCATATCGAAGGAGACGGCGAAGTCGTCGAAGTCCAACTCCGGCTCGGCGACCACGTGGTCACGCCATGCGTCGAGATCGATCACGGGCTCGAACCTTTCGCCGCTCAGGTCGGTCGGCCAGCGGCCACGACCGAGGATCTCGACGTCGAAGCTGACCTTTCCGCCGGCCGTCACACCGAGCTCACGCTGCGTGTTGCGGATCTTCGCCGCCGTCTGGATGACGCCGTACGACGGGCTCGCATATCGCCAGGTGTCCTCGGAGTCGCGATCCATCTCCTCCGGAGCCATGAACTCCGAGAAGTACACATCGTCCGGCTCGCCCGACAGGCCGAGCTCGCGCATCCCCGAGAGCACGAACCCGTCCGGGTGCTGCGCCTCGTTCACGGCCGACGAGGCGAAGATCGTCTGCGGATCGGCGGCGGCCATCTTCAGCGGCGCGAGAGCGGACATCTCGCCGTCGGTCAGCGAGTACGCCTCGTCGTAGATGATCAGGTCGAGCTTGGTGAAGCCGCGGCCGGCATCGGCGGACCGGGTCGTGAAGACGGCCTTCCCGCCGTTCTTCAGGTGGATCGTTCCGCGGCCCTGTGAGCAGGTGTGCTTGACGACGTTCCGGAGCAGCGACGGCTGCCCCTCGATCAGCGCCCAAATGCGCAGGTAGATGTCCTCGGCGGTCGTCCATCTCTGGGCGGTGTAGATGATGTTCTCGCCCAGCTTGAAGAGCCCGAACAGGACACGGACGATCAGGATCTCGGACTTACCGTTCTGACGTGGGCAAATGATCACGCACAGCGGGTGCGTCCACATTCCGTCCGGTCGCTTCGCCAGGATCGCGAGCTGGGCATCGCGCTGCCACGGCATCGATCGGCTGCCGGCGCGGGCCGCGAGCGTGAGTGCCTTCTCCCCGAGGGCGTGGTCTCCGGCCTGCTCGAGCAGGTGGTGCGGCTTCTGCCGGCCGGTGAGTGTCGGCCAATCCTCATAGGTCGGCGAGGATGTCGTCCTCTCGATCGTCGCTCCCGCCGCTGTCACTGCGCCCCCTCATGATCTCCGCACGGATCTGCTTGAGCACGACTGCTTGCTGCCTGGCTTCCTGCATCGCCCCGGTCACTCGGAGCACGTACTCGGTGGAGTCGTCCCGGGCCGGGATCAGGCGCAGCCACTCGTCGCTCGTTCCGGTCAGCACCGCGTCGAGTCGGGACAGTCGGTCGGCGATTCGGGCGGCCTCGGCTGCGAGGGCCAGGTCAACGGCGGCCATACAGGGCGACGTGAGTTCGCCCCAGACAGCGACCCCAGCGGGACCCATGCCCGATGGTCGGAGAGCCTCCGCTCGGCTGACTGGGGGCATCCTGGGGCACCTCCTGCACGTGGCTACAGCGGGCGCGTAAAAATGGAGGACTGGCGGCGACCGGAGGAGTCCGGGGATGGGGGCCTCCCGTGATCGGGAGGCCCCCTCCCTCCGGCCCCAGCGCGCCCATGCAGCCGCCCAGCTGCCTCGCTGGCAGCCCGTCGCGTCAGGGGTCGATCAGGTGGTCACAGCCAGGCCCTCGTCGTGAGCGCCCGTGGGGCGTCCGAGGACTCGGCCGGAGGTGGCGCGGTGGGGCGCAGGTGGTCCCGCGAGCCGTCCCCGCGCCGCTTGTTGCACAGGCCGTGGAGGAGCCGGTCGGCGACCTCTCCCCCGTGCGTCCGGGCATGAGTGTGGTCGGCCGCGAGGCTGCCCGATGCCGGCCCGCCATCGGGGTCGTAGTCGGGGTTGAGCGTGCGGTCCCGGTACATCGGCTCGCCACACCACCAGCACGGTGTGCCGTCGACGTGAGCCGACATGAGCCGCGTCCGCTGGTGATCGTGTCGAGTGCCGAGGCCGCGCTCGTGTCGAGAGGCCGGCCGCTTCCCCTTGGTCACGCCACGTGTCGGATCCTGCTGGGCGTACCAGTTGCGGATGGCGCCCTGCATCCACCAGGGCCGCTCACGCTTGGCGCGTTCGAGGACGACGTCCATGCCGGGGTCGATGACCTGGATCCGTGCGCCTCGGGCTCGGTAGGTGTCGAGGAGCTGGCGGCTCGGCGTGGAGTGGATGAGGTAGACGTCGACGTCGCGGCTGAGGGTGAGTGCCTTGTCGATGGCTGCCTGGCGTGCGGCCTTGGTCACGGCCTTCACGGCTTTGCTGTGCTCGTGCTTGGATTCGCCGTCGCGTGGTGGTGAGAGGGCGAGGGCGATGAGGTCGTGGTCGATGATCACGTCGTCGGGTCCGGCCTGCTGCCGGCACCAGGTGCTCTTGCCTGCGGCGGGTGGGCCGATGACGACGGTGAGCATCGTCCCTCCTTCACTCGGCGCCGAGGACCTCGAAGCACGCCTTCAGGTGCCGGGCGTCGGCGAGTGCGTCATGTTGCCCGTCTGTCTGCTCGGGCAGTTCGGGGCGACCCATGTCGCGCCACTTCTGCTGGAACTCGCGGGTGAACATCGGCAGACCCTTGGGCAGTCGGATCATCCGACCCCACAGCTGCGCGAGGGCAACGTGGTCATAAGCGCCATAGTCGGCCCACAGCTCGAGTTCGCGTTCGGGATCGAGATCGACGAGGAGGAGGAACTCGCGTACCTCGTTCGCGATAACCCACTTCGGTTTGACCAGGGTCGAACTCATGTCGAGCGACCAGCTCCACCGATTTGACCCGAAGCCCTTCGTGGGCTTGCCGCCTCTGAGCGGAAGGTGCGGGACGACGTTCTCGCACAACCAGTTGTCGGCCGCGATCCGGTTGTGGTCCATGTCGGAGTTGACCGCGTAGTACTCGCGCCCGTCCTCGGCGACGATGCCGATCGAGATCAGCTCGATCGTCTGCCCGTTCTCGAGGAACTCGGTGTCGTAGAAGTAGCGCATGGTCATCTCCCTGAAGTTGGGACCACTCGGGCAGCGTGCCCCTCGGCTCATGGGAGTGGGCGTCATGGGGGTGCTTCGCCGGCGTTACTGCGACGTTGGTACCCGAGTGGTGGTCGAGGGTCTCGGCATGTGGCCTGAGACGACGAAACCCGACGGTAGAGACACGTCGGGTAGTTCGCCCCCATGATTACATGCAGGTGAGAAGGTGTCACGCCCTAGCCTTCGCTGGGCGCGTCAGGCGGTCCGTTGAGCCTCCGATCGAGCGATGAGCATCCGCACGTCTCCGAGTCGGTAGACGGGCTGGTCGCTGCGGCGGATCCAGTGGTCGGTGATCTGCCCGTCGGGTGTGCGCCAGCCTCGCGGCCGGAGCTTCCGCCGGTTCGCCCACACGTGAATGGTGTTGGCGCGGACGTCTTCTCCGTAGGCGGCGAGGACGCGCACGAGATCGGGCACGGTGAAGCTCATCTGCTCGGCGTTGCGCAGCGCCTGGTCGTCGAGGATCTGCACGTTGTGCATGGCGCCGCACCGCCGGCACCTGACCCAGTCCTCACCGCGTTCGGCGTAGAGGTCGGTCTCACACAGGCCGCCGTCGACGAGCGCGCTGCACGGGCCCTTGTAGACGAGGCCGGGCTGGTTGTCGATGGCCGAGCGTGCGCTAGCGACGACGTCGGTGATCTCGTCGTAGAGCTCGTCGATGTACGGGTACCGGCGCAGGTCGTGATGATGACAGGCGAGCCACACGGCGGCGAGCTCTATGGGCAGCAGCGGTTCTCCGGTGAGCGCTGCCGGGTCGGGTCGTCCGCCTCCACGGTTGTTGCCGGCGAGCTGGCGCAGGCCCCGACGCTCGAGGACGTCGGAGAGGTCGACGCCGAGGGTGTCGGCGACGCTGCGTGCCCATCCGCCAACGGCGTTGACGATGGCGTCGAGCGGGAAGGCTCGGGGGTTGCCGTTGCGGTCGGCTGCGTAGGGCAGGAGCGTTTCGGCGCTCTTGCCGACGGTCTTGCCGCGGCTCATGCGGGCCTGGCGCGTGAGGGTGACGGTCATGTCGGCGATGAGGCTCGGCACGGCGAGAAGGTCGCTGGTGAGCGTGGTGGTGCAGGTGTCGCACAGGACGAGTGCGTCGGGGACGGTGCGGCCGCAGTTGTGGCACGAGGTGGTCGTCACGGCTTGTCCTCGCATCCGCAGGTCGGCGTATGCAGGTTCCCGTGCTTGCCATCCGACCCGAGAGGGCGCTGGCGGTCGATGTCGTTGATGAGAGTCTGCAGGATTCCGGTGCAGCCCGACCAATTCGTGGGCCGGTTAGGGAAGTTCCCGATGGCAGCCTGGGCGACACAGAGCGCTTCACGGACCATCTTCAGGCTGTCGTCGGTATAGATCTCGCTCATCCGATCCCCTCCCATTCGTAGCCGCAGTGGCAGATGTGCTGATCGTGGTCAGGCTCCTTGTTGAGGGTGCAGCCGTGGATCATGCGCACTTCGTCGTCCTCGTCGTACTCGGTCGTGGCCGAGGTGCATTGCTCGATCATCGGTTCCTCCTGCGTCGCTGGCGGTTCGGCTGGACAGCCCACATGGGCGGCTCGGTGGACGGGCGCGGCAGGGCGCGCTCCTGTGGCGTCTGCGGTTCCGTCTCGGGCTCGGGATCAGTCGCGAAGGGATTCGGCGGAAGAGTCCACGAGAGGCCGGCGTTGTTGAGTACGTCCCGCATCACGTCCTGAATCGAACGCAGTCGATTTTCCAGGACCTCAGCGGGGGTCAGGGTGAACGGGATTTCCCGCCGCTCAAGAAGGGGGTTCGACCACATCCCGCTTCGGACCACCATCAAGCTGTCGAGCGTCCAAGCCCCCAGGGGAGGTCCCCACTCGGCGGTTATCATCCCTTCGCGAATCCGCCTGAGCTGCGCCTGGTTCGCCCGCGGTCCGATGAACTCGGAGCCGGGGCACCAGATCGGCGAGTCGTCCTCGTCGACGCGGTACTGATCGAGCTGATCGGCACACGCCGGGCATCCGCAGTAGTAGGCGCGCATCTCGCGCACACGCTCAGTGATGGGCAGGCCGTGCCACTCGCCGTCGCAGTGGGGGCACTTGTCGATGCCGACGTTGTAGTCGTAGCCGGTGCGCTCGTCGTAGCGACTGAGCTGGTCGTCGACGAGTTCGTCGATGCGGTCAACGATGTCGCGGTCAGACACGGGTCAGCTCCTTCGGCCAGTTGACGTTCGGTGAGACATGGCAGGGCAGTTCGGGTTCGTGCCACCCGAGGCGGTGCGCGCCCATCGATGCGAGCAGCAGCGCGTCGGCGGCGTTGTGGTCACGCACCTTCGCGTGCGGCCAGAGCTCGCGGGCCGCGGCGAGCATGGCGGGCTTCTCGGCGCGTCCGTCGCCGGTCGCGAACTTCTTGAGCGTCGTCGGCGAGACGGTCGCGATAGGGATCTTGCGTGCGGCGAGGAAGGCGAGCAGCGCCCAGTAGAGCCCGCAGCGTTCGGAGTGCTTGCCGGGTGCGTTCGGGTTGGGTCGCGGGAGTGCTTCGACGACGACGAGTGAGACCTTCGCGGGCATCGATCGCAGGATCGCGTCGCGTTGCCGCTCGATGCGCAGTGCGGTCTCGGAGTCGGTGGCGTCGTGCGACCCCCCAGCTCCCACGGAGACGCATCGGGGGACGTTGGGGGTACCCGCGTGTAGGGGGTGGGCGATTGCGGCGATTCCAGCGGCCGTGAGGCTGGGATCGAGGCCGACGACGAACGTCACGCGACACCGCCGATCCCCCGCCGGCGGCGATCGACGAGCGAGAGCTTCGCGGCGCCCATCTTCTCGATCAGCTGCACCTGCTGCTCGGAGGTGAGCTGGACGTGCGGCTCGCGGCCGAGGATCACGCGGCGTGCGAAGCGGTGCGCGTCCGGCGGGAACAGTCCGACGTCCTGCAGCGCGAACACGAGCTCGTCGAGCGTCTCGCGTGTGGCGTCGTCGAGGCTGCGCAGTTGCTCGAAGTAGGCCTCGCGGGCGTGCTTGATGATCGAGCCGGGCAGCGGGCGGTATCCGTTGTCGCCGGCCTTGCTGTAGGCGCGAGCGACTCCGGCGAGGAGGTCCTCGGTGGACAGGCCCGAGTCGGCGAAGATCTCGGCCCAGGCATGGACGACCGCTTCGCCGCCCTGCGGGAACCACGGGTCGTTGCTCGCGCACTTGGCGAGGACCTTCGCGGCGGCATCGAAGTAGTACGGGGTGGTCACAGGAGCTCCTTGGGTGCGGGGTGGCCGACTGGGCCGTTGCTGGCGTAGGCGAGGTAGCTGCGGACCTTGGCGTCCTGCTTGCTCTCACCGACCGCGTGCGGCTGGCTGCGGCTGGGGAGGGGGTCGTCGAGCCAGCCGTCGCCGTTGAGCCATCCCTCGGGGTATTTGGTGTAGCGGTCGTCGCGGTTGGGGTCCTGGGCGTAGCGGATCGCTCCGGCGACGACAGTGCGGCTGTCGGCTCGTCGCATGGCGCGCTTCCATGCGGTGAGGGCTTTGCGTTTGCCGGCCTTGCGGGGGTACTGGCTCCAGAACTCCTCGAACTCGGCGGGGTAGCCGTTCGTCTCGGTGCCCGTGTCGACGGCGAGCAGGGTCGGGGTCGCGCTCGACGGCGGAGCCGGTGAGCAAGTCTGTTCTTCCTCTGTTCCCCTGTTCCCCTGTTCCCCTGTTCCAGGCGCGAGACCCTCCGGAGTATTCGCGAGACCCTCGCGAGGGTTTCCGGAACCCTCGCGAATTTCGTCGGCGGGTTCGGGGGTGATATCGCTCTGACCAGGACCGATGCTCTCATCAACAGGCTGTGAGTAATCGAGCGTGCCGTCCGGGCGGGGGTATCGACCCTTGTTCGGCTTGTCGACGCGCTGAATCGACTTCCATCGCCGGACGTACAGCAGCGGCTCTCCCGCGATGGTGTATCGGACGATGAGATTGGCTTCCGACAGCTTCTGCAACCCTCGCGAGACCCTCGCGAGGGTTTCCGAATCCCTCGCGAGGTCGTGTGGAAACACGTCCGCGCAGATGAGTACGACCGAGTCTTTTCCGACTCCGTTGTCGTCGACGTAGGCCTCGATTCCCTTCAGGATGAATCGCACCTCCCAGTCAAGCGACGCGATGGTTTCGGACCGCCAGAACTCCGGCTTGGTGCTCCGGATCCTCATGACGACTCCTCTCTTCGTCGAGCGGGTAGATGCGCCCGGACATCGGGCAGGTGTGGCGTGCGGTGTCGTCGTGCCGGCAGACGCGGCCTGTGTGCTCGATGGCGTACACCCGGCGACGACAGACGGGGCAGACGATGGTCATGGCGAGTCGGCCTCATCGTCGATCTCGTCCCACAAGATCCCTTCGGCCGGCGGCGTCCAGCCTTGCTCGACGAGCCATTCAGCGAGCGCCGTGGCGTGACCTTCCGGACCGAGGGACGTACCGAACTTCGTTCGCTCGGACAGTTCCCGGAGGGCGCTGGAGTGGGCTGAGAGGGCATCCGATTCGGCTTCGTACTTATCGGCGAGGTCGTGGTGACCATCTCGGCGAAGGACCCGCGCTGCCAGGGCAACCGACCTGGTCCCGGATATTGTCCTGACCTTCTTCATGACTCCCCCTCGTCGTCGATGTCGGCGGCAGTGAGGAGCTGGTTGCCGTCCGCGAGGGAATCGAGGTTCGCTGCGAAGAGGTCGCGCACGGACTCGGCGAACGCATGGTGATCGGTCTGCAAAGCAAGGGCGGACGCGATCAGGAGTGACGCCTGGTAGACCGCTTCGATAGCCGCTTCGCGGTTTCCGGCCTCCGCTAGTTCAGGTGGAAGGGAGTGGGTCATGAGAGCTCCTAGAAGAGTGTGAGTTCGGTGTCGCGGCATTCGGCCGGCGCGAGGAGCTCGGCGGTGGCCTGGCGCTGGTCGTCGCGAGTTGCGGTCAGTGCCTGGCGGGCTCGCTCGCGCTGCTCGTCGGTGAGTGCCGTGGACCAGGCCGTGAGCTGCGCCCAGGTGAGCGTGACGGCGTGCTCGAGGTCTCGGGAGCCGCGCTGGCGCATGTGGTCCCCGTGGCTGGTCATGGCGATGCCCCATCGGTAGGTGGCGCGCATGAGTCGCGCTGTCCACCACTGCTCATCGCGCGGCGTCCCTCCCCCTTGCCGGTCGCGCAGGCTCGTGCAGGCGCCCTTGGGATCGACGGCGAGGCCGAGGATCTGCCACGGGTCGAGCTCGGCGAGGAGGCGGAGCTGATCGGGGGTCATGGCGACTCGATTCGTCGGTCGACCGCTTCGGCGATGAGGATGACGGCCCGGGCGGCGAGAACCGCCCCCGCCGTCGCGGCCGAGAGGCACACGACGACGAGGGCGGAGAGCTCAGGGCGGGTCACTATGCGACGCCGTCCGGTTCGTCGGCGGCCGAGAAGGTGGGGCCGTCGAACTTCACGATCTTCGCGGCGGCGTCACCGAGCGTCTCGGGCTCGTCGTCCTGGCCGTCCTCGTCGGTCGAGTCGAAGAGGTTCGGCTCCTCGTCGACTTCGTCCTCGATCGACTCGTCGACGCCCGAGAGGACGCGGACGACCTTCATGTTCACGCTCTTGCGGGTGCCTTCGTTCGCCATAGCGCGCTCGGTGTGCGACTGGCAGACGGCGAGGATCGTGTAGGTGCGCTGATCGCCGATCTGGGGCACGTCCTCGAAGTCCTCGGCGGAGAGGCCGGAGAACTGGAGTCGAGCGGAGTCGATCAGGGGCTGATTCTGGGACATGCTGGGCTCCTTCAGTTGTCGCCGTCGGTACGGCTGCGGTTGTTCCAGGACTCGAAATCACGGCGGGCAGACCGCACTCGATTGGCGCGCTCGAGCTTCCGGCGGTACGCGATGGTGTTGCCGACACCGAAGTGCTCAGCGATGACACCGAGGGTCGACGTCAGCGCCTGCACCGCTTCGGTGAGTTCGCGCGTCGCATCGACCTGTTCGCGGGCGAGGTCGAGGAGGCTGTCGGCGGCGCTCACGACTGCTCACCGCCGGACACCTGCTCCTCGCCCGACTTGACGAACCGGATGATCGAGGCGACCTCGTCGCGGGTGAGATCGCGAGCGGCCTTCAGCTCACGGCCAGCGCGCGCGGAAAGGAACGTTCGGCGCTCGCCAATGTCGGTGATGCCGACCTCGGTGAGTGCGGCGTCGAGGCGCTTGAGGTCCGCCGGAGTAGCGGCCGGAGGCGACTTCTCTGCCGTGGCCGGTTCGCTGGCCTGCGCAGGTTCCGGCTTTGCGTCCTGCTTCGAGGTGATGCCCAGGGCGGCCCGGGCGCCGGCGACACCGCGCTGCTTCGGCGCGCTGCGCTGGACGGTCGCCTCCTCCGGCGGATCGAGCTCGAGGTCCTCGCGGGTGTGCGCGATGCCGAGGAGGACGTCGGGGGCGAGCTTGCGGCAGACCTCCGAGGCGGCCTTCGCGTAGAGCATCGCCTGCGGGTCCTTGAGGTACTTCTCGTTCCCGATCAGCTTGCCGTTCTCGTTCGTCTTGAACTTGCCGGTCTTCTCGTCGACGGTCGGGACGTAGCCGGCCTTCGTGGCACGCTCGATGTCCCAGGTCGACCTCTCGGTGATCCCGGAAGGCGCCTGCCCGCACACCGTCACCGACTCGTCGGTGCTCTCCTCGGTCCAGATGTGGTAGCCCTTCACCTTCAGTAGGGCGACCATCGTCCGGGCGTAGATCGCCGGCGTCCCGTGTACGACGAAGATCTGCTGCAGGGACTGGATCGGGTTGAGGCCCAGCTCGGCGCCGTACAGGATCGCCGCCGTGCCGTCGGCGGGCTTCCCGCGGTAGATGCTCGGCACAAGCGCGGTCTTGCACATGCCTTCGGCGAGCTTGTACGCGATGTCCATCGCCTGGGCGTGCGACATGAGCGTGTCGATCGCCTTGCTCGAATCGGTGGTCGCGACGAAGCTTCCGCCCGAGGGGACAATGTCGGCCTCGTCCAGGGGCGCGATGTCGTTGGTGGTCATGCACTTACTCCTTCGAGGAAATCGGACTTGCTGTTGGGGTAGAGAGAAACGTTGTCGCCCTTCGAGTTGCGGCGATCGGCGATCTTGTGGCCCCGGCACATCGCGAACTGGGCGCGGCCCATGCGGTCGAGGATCTGGATCTTCAGACCCCGCTCCTCGGCGTCGATGAGCTTCCGGTCGGCGACGGTGCGCAGGTAGTCGGCGGCGAGCTGCTCGTCGAGTTCGACTTCGGCGCCGCGATCGATGTCCGGGTGCAGCCTGCGCAGGCACTCGTACGTCGTGACCGAGTTGTCGAGCTCGGGAGGGATGCCGGAGTCGATGGAGGCGACCCAGGCGGCGACACGCTGGTAGATCTCGTCCGCGAGGTATGGGTCGAATTCGATCGAATAGATGCGCGGTAGCCCGTACTGCGGCCACAGGACGAGGTCGGCCTGGTGGATCTGGGCGATGAGCATCTGCCAGGTGATCTGCACGGCGTAGTCGATCGGCACTTCGCCCGATCCGTCGTCGCCGAACTCCTCGAGGTCGCGTGCGGTCTTGACCTCGATGATCTTGCGGGCGTTGCCGCGTGACCCGCGCCGGTCGATGGTGGCGACAGCGAGCGGGATGCCGACGAGGTCGGTGCGCGTGTACTGCACCTCGCCCTGCGATGCCCGCCAGCCCGGATTGCGTCGCAGCCAGTACTCGCGGGCAGCGAGCTCGGCGGCGTGTCCGTAGTCGAACAGCTCCTGCGTCGACTGGCTGATCGGTGCCGGGTCGACGAGACCGGCCATCTCGTGCCACAGCGCGTACTGCGACTGCCAGCGCGAGACGCCGAGGATGGCAGGGACCTTCGAGGCGGTGACGGTGCGACGCCACTCGGGTGAGCCGGGCGTGAGGTCGAGAGTCATCAGGGCACCTCGATCTCGGTGGCGCGGTCGTGCTCGTCGAACCGGATGAACAGCTTCGGCTCGCAGCTGTAGGTCCATGCGGCATTGATCCGCTCGGCAACCTTGGCGACCGCGAGAGCCTCTTCGGTGGTGAGGTCGACGTGCACGGTGTTGTGGTCGTCGCAGCCCTGCGCGGTGATGGTGTAGACGCAGGTGTTGGGAACGTCGAGACGGGCCATTACGGAGTCACCCCCAGGGAGCAGTCGAGAGCGATCTCGCGGGCCCGGTCGGCCGCGGCGCCGTCGTCGAAGACGGGCTTGTTCGCCTCGGGATCCGGATCGGCGACGAGGTGTGCGATCTCGATCTCGTCGCCGGGTGTGCTGATCTCGATGTAGGCGGTGGCGTGCGTGTGCTTCTCGCAGATGCGCTGCCATTCGAGCGGGCCGACCTCGCGCCACGCTCCGTGGCCGTCGAGGTTGGGCATTTCGTTGATGACGTCGAGGACGCTGTCGAGGATCTCGTCGGGTGCGCTCATGCCCACGCCTCCCCACTGGCGGCGAGGGCCTTCTTCCAGCGATGGATCGAGCGTGAGGTGATGCCGAGGTGCTCGGCGATAGCCTCGTCGTCACGTCCCTTCGCGGCGAGGGTGCGCGCGGCGGTGATCATGACGCCGCGTTCGGCGTAGCCCATCTTCGAGCGGCGCATCGGGGCGCGGCGCCGGCATTCGACGAGGATCTCGACGTCGAGAGCGTCGGAGTCCTCGGGAGTCCATTCGGCGAGGCGGGTGCTCATCGGGTGCCTCCGTTCATGTGTGCGATGAAGTACTTGGTCTGGTGTCGGTCGCCGTGGACGACGTCGACGATTGCGACGGGCAGGTCGTCCTTCCAGGCGCGGTGGTAGGCGCGCTGGTCGACGAGCTCCCACGGGCCGTGCCCGGGAGGGCTGGGCGGCAGGGGATCCCAGCTGTCGGCTGGGTCGGGGTACGGGTGCGAGCTCATTGCAGTGCTCGCTTCGCGCGGTCGAGCAGGTCCTGCACGCGCTGGTCGCGGGGGCCATCGGCGAGCCTGGAGGTTGCGAGGCTGACGAGGATCCGCACCTCGTCGTCGAGGAGCGTGAGGACCGCGAGAGGGGCCGTGGCATCGAGCTCGTTCGCGATTTTGGCCCGGGAGATGGCGTGCTGGCTCGGCGCGAAGTCGAGACGATCCTCGATGTCGGCCAGGCGGTGCAGGGCCTCGGCGGTGTTGGCGTAGTCGAGCGCGAGGATCGGCCTGTTCTCGGAGTGCTTCGCGGCCTCCTGCGCCATGGTCAGGGCGGCTGCTCTGATATCGATCTGTTCGGTCATTGGGTTCGTCTTTCGTGGATGCCGGCGGCGATGCGGCGGAGTAGTCCCGCACCGCCGCCGGAGATCAGGAAGTGGTGGGGGTGGCGCCGGAGCCGGAATCCCCCGACTCCGGCGCCTCGGGAGCCGCGGCAGTCTTCCCCTCCTGCTCGCGGGTGGTCTTGTGGTCGCGGAAGCCGCGGAGGAACGCGGTGCCGATGGCGGCCGAGAGGGCGACGTCGGAGCGTCGGGGCCCGTTCATCACTGACCGCCGGTGCCGTGGTGCGGAGTGCGCTCGAGGATGCGCTCTGCGGTCTGAGCGAGGGACTCGCCGACGCAGCGAGCACACAACGTGCGGCCCGGCCCGATGTGGCCTTCGACGACGATCGACTCGGGATCGTCGGGGTGATACCCGATAGTGAGGATCGCCCCGGCGTAGCGGATGGAGTCGCCGAGTTCGCCGAGGAGCTCCTCGGCGGTGGCCTGGGCGTCGGCCTCGGTGAACGAGACGGTGTCGCGGTGGCGGAGATGGAATCCGAAGGCGACGACGGCGATGCCTGAGATGGCGAAGGCGGTGGCGATGCCAGCGAGGAAGAGGATCATCGTCCAGCCTCCTCGTCGATGACCTCGACATCCACAACGTCCTCGAGCTCTTCGAGGACGGCGCGAACGCCGGCGCGGACAGAGCGTCGCTGCTTCTCGCTTAGCTCGTCCCATCCGAGGAATCCGGGGACCTCCTCGCAGCCTGCAGCGATGAACAATTGGGACAGCTTTTCGATGCGCTTCTTCGTGTCCCACTCGCGCCCGATCCGGATGGACTCATTGCGGAGGAATCCGGCGGCCCCGAAGAAGTCGTTCTCCTCGAGGGTGGCCGCGATTGCTCGGAGTGATTCCGGCGTGATCTCGATGTCGCTCATCGGTTCTCCAAAGTGGCCGTGGGCGCCTTGTATTCGCCGATGACGACGGGCTCGCTCGTGTAGTCGCACGCGCTGGCGCAGACGGCGCCGATGTAGAGGCAGATCAGCAGCGAGAGGATGCGCTGGCGAGAGACCTTGCCGCGCTTGAGCGGTCGGTCCGCTCGGGTATGATTCGTTTCCGACATTCGAGATCTCCTGTTCTCGGTCTGAGCCCGTCTGGTGTTGGCCCACCAGGCGGGCTTTCTCATGCGGCGGAATTGCCGAGGGTGGCGTGCCATTGCCGGAGGGCTTCGCGGCTGACCTTGACGCCGGTTTCGGCGGCGAGGACCTGCGCGATCTGGCTGTAGGTCAGGCGGGCCGGGCCGGTGCGGTGGCGCTCGATCCATTCGGCGACGTCGACCTGTAGGGCGTCGGTGGCTTGCTCTCGGGGAGTGGGCTTCACTTGCATGATGTGCAAGTTAGACCCGACTTGCGTGTTGTGCAAGTCACTTGCGATACCTATGGCCTCAGTTGCATCAAACGGGACGCTCGGCACATTCTCCACCTGCATACTTGCGGAATTGACAAGTGGGTTTCATACTCGAGCGCATGAACACGACGATGACCCCCGAGCAGCGCATCACCGCCAACGTGAAGACGCTCATGCACATTCGCGGCTACGAGCACCACAAGGATCTCGGCGCTCGCCTCGGCTGGTCCGAGTCGAAGATCAGCCGCGCCCTCAACAAGCACGCGTGGCAGCTCCACGAGCTCGACGAGGTCGCCGCGGCCCTGCGCGTGAGCGCGTCCGATCTGCTCCGAGACCCGGAGTCGTACCTGCCTGGAGGTGGTGCCGGGCGTGTTCTAGCGGGTTCTGTTACGGTTGAA